GTACAACCTATGGTAATTTGGCCGAGCGAAGCGAGGTTGGTCGTGTGGAGGTCCGCATTTGTATACGTCGTGGTCGGAATTGTTTGAGTCAAACAGGCAAATCTACATGATAGCAATGCATGACGTGTATAGAGGAGGGGCTTTCGTGCCCCTCCGGGGCGATTATTGGCGCTGCGCTTGGGGAGGAAGGGGGTGTGGGTTGGCGTGAGTGAGTGTGGTCAATGCTTTTGGGCTAACAATCCTGTGGATAACTCCCAAAGTGCGTCACTATGTCGCAGTTTGTACTACTCAAATACCGTGTGGGGCCTTGACTGTGTGAGTCAAACAACGTATTATGCCCAAGTACAGAGCCAGTTTGACTTGATCGCACCTGAGGTGGTCAGTCAGCAAGTTTGGCCCCCGTAGAAGTCGGTGCCTCGTCGCAATATGAGGTGCAGGTTTCGCGGGGGCTTTTTCGTGGGCAGTGGCCCATGCGAAAGTGGTCAATCTTTTTATCGTGTTTTGTGGATCGTATAACGATATACACATATGGCTGACGCCATATATATATATACCCTCCCACGACCAGCCCCTAAAAAATACACTATTTTTGCTCTCCCGTCAATATAATAATACGCACGCCGCTATCACTGCATTATATACAACTCGACAGCACGCCCGCACGCGTGTACACTCTTCCATCGCATCCCGCACATTGTTGTTTGACTCAAACGGAGGACCTTACGATGGACGGTATCGTCAAAGGCGGCTTCTGGCCAGCGAATGGTGTCAATCTTCTTACATCGTGTGATTCGACACGCCCTGTTCGGCGCATCGCGGCTCAAGCCCTCAACAAACGCGGCAACTTCGGCAACCGCCAATCGATGTTCGCACTCAATGGTATTGCACCGGGTGGTGCGATCTCAAAGAACCTGACGCGAGTTGCACATTCTCAGGAGTTGGGCGGTGTTCGTGCTATCGAGACCGAAGTGATCGTTTCTGGCGTTACAACCACAGGTGTACGTGACCAGATCAACAAGAATTTTCTCTCATTCACAACGAACACAACGTTTGGTGCTTCGCCGCCCCCGAACCTTGATGGGAACCCGCTCGGGACGCGGTGACGTTGCCATGGCGCGCATGAGAACACGGCAACGTCTCGGCGGGGGAGGGGGTGGCTTTCCTCCAAGCAACTCTCCCCCGCCGGTGAGCGGTCGGGCAGAGCTTCCCTCGCCCGGTGATCCGTTGGTGACGGCCGATGGTCGTGTCATTCAACCGGACAGTCTGTCAGACCTTGGCCTCACCGATCCGATTCCGATCGATGTAGAGCCGAAGGATTTTCGTTCTATTCACACTCGGAACATGGAAGACCTAGCCGCTGAGCCACGCATGGTTGTGGCGTGTGCGGCGATTCTTACCATGACCATGTTGGGGATATCGGACAGAGAGATCCTTGAGACATTGAAGATATCGGATGAGCAACTGCGTAAGGCGCGTGAGCATGACGTGTATTCGGATTGCTTCAACGCGTGTTACAAAGAGTTGATCAACGCGAACAGTGCGTCGTTGCAGGCACGTATTGCAGGCTATGCACATGGCGCGTTGACCAACGTTGTCAAGATTGCTTCGACTGCGAAGCGTGATGACGTGCGGCTTGCAGCGAACAGAGACATCTTGGATCGTGCCGGTACGAAGGCGGCAGACCAAGCGGATCGGGAGAAGGGTAAGACGACGAGTCTTAGGATTGCGATCCTAAAGGGTGACGCGACGATCGAAGTGAGTAACATAGATGTGTGAGTCAAACAGAACGGTCGATGAGTCAAACAAGGACAACACGGAGGACAGACAATGGCCAAGCGAACTACCAAGGGATACGGTGGACAGTCCGATGAGGACGATGTTGCCGAGGCAGAGGCACGACGAGCCAAGGCCGAAGGAGGCGATCCAGACTATGACACTCGGGAAAACGACCCTGACGAGGCCGATACCAAGCCCGAGCGTGCAAGTCCTGCCGTTGGTGAACAACCGTATCAAGTCGTCGATCCCGGTACGATCATCGATGGAGTCTACTACCCCAACGCCGAGGCAGCGCCCGGACAGGAAATGACTGTGCATCTGCAACCGGAGAAAGCACAGGCGTTGGCGGATGGCGGTGTCAAGCTGACGAACGACGACGACGAGCCGCTTGTGCCGACAGTGAAGGACGAACCTGCGGAAGCTGTCGATCCTTACGCGGACAGCGAAGCTGAGGCCAAGTCCAAGCATTTGTAATTTGCTGTGTGAGTCACACAGTAGATCGGCGACTGAGTGGACGGCCATTCCCTGATCCCCAAGGTCCACTCGGTCGTTTGCATTATACAACCGGAGGTAGACATGGCCATCGTTCCTGATCGAGCAGGCATCACTCAATTGGACGTTCCATGGACGACGTGGAACAGGAAGATCGCAGCCGAACCGAATGGTTCGGTTTTGCCGCAGTACGCTGGTGAGATCGTGATTGATACCACGAACAATGTGCTGTGGAAGGCAATGGGCGTGACCAACGATGTGTGGGTCGCATTGACTTCGTTTTAGTTTGAGTCAAACAACGAAGCACTCTTGGGAGAGCGGTCAACTCGACCTCAACTAGCAACTTCAATCACAACAGGAGTATTCATCAATGCGAAACAGGATTGGTCGGCCACGGTTTATGCAAAGCTTTGCCGCTTCGACTGATCCGTTTGCTTATGCCGAAACCGATTACGTTGTGCGTGATGGCACACGCACCATGACTGGTGAATTGATTTTAGCAGGCAATCCAACGTCTCTTCTCGGTGCAACTCCTAAGCAGTACGTTGATGGTGTTCTGTCAGGTGTGACAACTGGCTTTGTTGCAAAAGCTGGTGACACGATGACGGGTCGATTAACCCTGAGTGCAGACCCGCTCAATCCATTGCACGCGGTTACGAAACAATTTGTCGATACACAAGATGCATTGAAGGTTGCCAAAGCTGGCGATACGATGACAGGCGAATTGATTGTTAAGGGCGGGATTGGTGGTGGTTACGGACGCATACGTATCGACGATGACGGAGGCGCTTTCAATGCTGGTTTGACTTTCAGGCACGGTGGAGTTGATGAATTTTCAATCACATCAACTTCAAATGCGCTGGATATAGTCAAAGGTGGCGTTAGTTCTGTTCTTCATGTTCTTAAGTCCGATGGTTTAACCCGTGTATTTGGCGATCCTGTAGATGCATTAGGCGTCGCAACAAAACAATACGTTGACAATACTACTGTGTCGCTTGCTGGCGACACGATGACTGGCGATCTGATGATTTCTGCTGCGAATGGTTCATTGGTCTTACGAAAAAATAACGTAGCTAACGTAAATCAGATTTATGGACAATTAAATACCATACCGCAGTGGTTGGTTCGGTTAGGCGATGCCACGCTCGGAGACTTAAACATTTATCGTTTCGATGATGCTGGCAATCTTGTGGACATGCCGCTGAATATTTCCCGTGCCACTGGCCGAATATCACTCGCGCAAGACCCTGTGGGACTTTTGGAGGCTGTCACTAAACAATACGTTGACAATACAACCGTGTCGCTTTCAGGCGATACGATGACAGGGCCTTTGACTGTCACAGGTTCGATTAGTGCGTCTTCTTCCATCATATCCAATGGTGGAGGTATTCGATCCGATAATTTTATAATGTCTGCCGTGAATGCCACGGATGGCCTTTATTATTTCGGGCTGAGTGCGCTCAGTTATATGCAATTTGCAGGCGGAGCGTTCCATCTCATGGGCGGTTCGCTCAATATGGGTGGTGATTTGTGGATCAATAAATCAACACCAAGACTTACATTGAATGCTGCACTTACTACTGAGCCAGCCGAACTTGCGTTCAGCAAAGTAAACAGAACGTATTTCACCGCGCGTATCTCTGCTTCCACCAATGGCGATTTTGCGATACGTAGTTATGATGATTCAGGGGTTCTTCAACCGATCGGTCCTTTCAGCATTAGTCGCTCAACTAATGCAACTTCAATGTACAAAGTGAACATTCCAACGGCTGTTGGTCTTTTACCAGCTAGCACGGGTATTGCAGGGCTTAACCTTGGGGTGACTTTGAATACTGTTGGCGCGAGTTTTCGCCCGGCTGATGATTCTGGCCTTTGGTTGTGTCATTTTGAAAACGCAGCCGGTGCGGGTGTGGGTACTATTGTAACGAATGGTACTGCCACAGCTTACAACACCTCTTCCGATGCAGCTCTCAAGGAAGACCTCAAGTCCTTCGACGCGGGCAACATTATCGACCGAACTGAGGTTTACGATTTCGCATGGAAGTCTACCAAAGAGCGCGCGTATGGTGTCATAGCCCAACAAGCAAATGAGGTATATCCTCAAGCTGTTACGCATTCCAAAGCTGTTGATGCTGACGAGAAGAACAACATTCCAAAGCGCGACGAATGGTGGGGCATTGATTACTCCAAGTACGTACCTGTGTTGCTGCAAGAGTTGAAAGCACTCCGTGCTCGCGTGGCTCAACTCGAAGGTGGAATCACGTCCCGACCAGCTTAATGTTTGAGTCAAACAAAGATGCCAACATGAACGTGCCTTCTGATGTGGCAAAACAAGTTGTCGAGTCGTTACGTGGTACGCCGTTCGTGCTTGCATTGGTGATGCTGAATATCGTGGCACTACTTGGCTTCGGTTATGTGTTGTATGAGGTTAGCAGTGCGATGGAGCGTCGTGAGCGTCTAATAGAAAAGTGCATCGACAGGAGGTAAACATGCCTATCGGAATCATCTTTTGGATCATAATGCTGCTCATCCTGATCTTCGGTTTCATGCGTAGTAATCCTGCATTCGTGTCTTATAAGTGGGGATGGGATGTATTGTTATACATCTTACTATTCCTGCTCGGGTGGAAGGTGTTTGGCTTTGCTGTCCATGCTTAGACCTCTCGGTAGTTTGAGTCAAACATGACAGCAGTCTACAATCTCCGCGAAGGCTCGATCCAGTACGGGTTCAATCGATCCCGTCATAAAGTCCAGATTATGGGTGGTGGGTTCGGCAATGGCAAAACGACGGCACTGGCGATCAAAGCCCTGCAACTTGTGTCTGATTACCCCGGTAGCGTCGGCCTCTTGGGGCGGGCCACGTATCCGAAGCTCCGTGGTACGCTCCAGAGGGTCTTCTTTGATTGGTGCCCCTCAGACTGGATCGAGCGAATGCCAACCAAAGACGAGAACACCTGCGTCTTCAAGAACGGATCGAAAGTAGATTTCAGATACATCAATCAACGAGGTAGGCAGCAGTCAGATGGTCAAACGACGAGTAACTTGCTCAGCGCGTCGTATGATTGGCTTGGCATTGATCAGGTCGAAGACCCTGAAATTACACACAAGGATATACTTGATCTGTTGGGCCGTCTTCGTGGCGACACGCCATATCGTCCGGTTAGCGAGGACGACTCTTCGATGCCAAACACAGGCCCGCGTTGGATGATGCTGACATGCAACCCAACGGCGAATTGGGTGTTCAAGGAACTTATTCATCCGTTTATGATTTGGCGCGACAGAGGCATTAAGACGCCCAATTTGCCTGTCGATCCTGTGTCACAAGAATGCATATTGGACCTGTGGGAAGGGTCAACCTACACGAACAAGGATAATCTCGCTGCTGATTACATCGCTACCCTCGAAGCGATGTATCATGGGCAAATGCGAGAACGATTCCTTATGGGAGGTTGGGCTGCCTTCGAAGGACTCGTGCATGGCATTTTTGATATTCGTATACATGGGCTCACTAGACAAGAGGCCCTTGACCATTTGAATGATTGCCTTCTCCGTCACGTACGAATCCGTTTGGTAGAGGGTTATGATTTCGGACTCAGTGCTCCGACTGTGTATATGCTTGGGTTCATCGATGACCTTGGTCGCGTGATTGTCATTGATGGGTTCTACAAGCCGAACCTGAACTACACTGAGCATAAGAACGAAATCGAGATGATTCGTGGGCGATATCTGAACTCATACGGTGGTCGATTGCGTTGCGACGACCCAATCAATGCCGATCCTTCCATATACAAACAACAGGTTGTTAAGCATCACGGTGAGACAGGCGAGACAATTGCGAATCTGTTGGAAGGTGATGGTCTCGACATCAGGCCCGCTTCGAACGATGTGATGCCGGGAATTGCTAAGGTAAATGCGTACCTCGCAGATCGATTCAATGTACCGCACCTGACGCAAGAAGATCGCCTCGCAGGTCCGATGTTGTATATCGTTGACGATTTGTCATGGTTCCAAGACGAGATCGCGAACTATTATTGGAAGCGTGACAGTCAAGGGCGGTTGGAGGAAGTTCCTCAGCAACACAACGACCATGCGATGAATACACTCAAATACATGCTAGCATTCCTGCCGCAACCGAGTGAGATTAAGCCTCCCATTCCGATCGATCAGAAACCTTGGATGCGTTGGCGTGAGGTTGAAGACAATCAACTTCGCAGCGCATTCTAAACAACTGTGTGAGTCAAACAGATGTCCGATAATCTCACCGACGACCCGCTTGATGATACCGATGTGTTCGATCCGCAGACCCAAACTGGTGAGGCTCTTAGCCCCGCAGAGGGTCCGCAGCCATTATTTCGTATTTATGAGGACTCCAAGATCGTAGTCGGCAAGACTGTCGGCCCGTCCTGGAAGAAGAAATACGACTCAGCCATTGCCACGTACGAACAGATCCATCTCGTGTGGGACGAGGTGTTCCGGTATTACAACAATCATCAGACCAAGACGCAACAGACCGTCATGGGCACGTTCAAACGCGGCGACAGTACGGAGAACATGATCTACTCGAACCTCAACGTCATGTTGCCTGCTACGTACAGCAAAGACCCTCATTTCACATGCTCAACGACCGATGCGGAGGATGAACCGTTCTGTAATGCGTTGCAGGACGTTATCAACACATTGATGCGTCGGAAGGATAAACTCGGTGCGAAACAGAAGATCAAACGTGCCGCAGGTTTTGCGCTACTCACGAACTTTGGCGTCCTTAAGCTGGATTGGACGCGCAAAGATGACTCGCGAGAGTTGGCGCAGCAAGAGATGGCCCGGATCATGGAGTCGATGGCTCAAACCAAGAAACAAGAAGAACTTGATATGCTCTATGGGCAGTTAGAGGCCCTAGAGCAGAATATGGAAGTGCGTAAACCCTCTGGTCCGGGCCTGTCTAACATACTACCGCAGAACTTGATCATCGATCCGAATGCCGAACAGCAAGACGGCATGGATTCTCAGTGGATGATTGAGCGTACGATGCTGGCGACGAACTATCTCAATGCTCAGTTCACCAAACCTGACCCTGAAAGTGAAGGTACAGACTCTCAGAGCCGTGTTCTGGTCTACAAGCCGACGCACAAAGCCGTTTTCACGGGTGGCGAAGGCGAACGTGACGAAGGTTTGGGCATCGTCATGAAGGCGATTGAGTCAAACTCGTTGGTGACTGCGCACACGGAGGAAGAACGGTCTGCGTACATCGAGATGTACTACACCGAATGCTTTTACGTATGGGACAAGGCCACCGGACGAACGATGTTGTTCGCTGGTGACGATTGGACATGGCCTGTGTGGGTGTGGGAGTCCAGATCACTTGTTAACATCACACGGTTCTATCCGTATTTCATTATTGGATACGGTTTCAGCACAGGAGGGTCTGTCAGTGTTGGGGAGACTGCGTACATTCTTGATCAACAAGATGAAATCAATCAAATCAATCGTCAGGTTGCGAAGATCAGGAGGACCATATTCAACTACTTCTACTACAACTCGTCCAAGATCAACAAAGACGACGCGGAGAAGTTTTTGAAGGCACTCATGAGTCCGTCAGATGATGGTGAGCATTTCCTTGCGATCAAGGCAGGTGAACATAAGATCACAGACCTGATCGAGTCTGTGAAGCCTCCTGCAATCGACTATGAGGCGTTGTTCGCAAAAGATCCGATCAAGCAGTCGATGGATCGGATTACAAACACCAATGATGCCTTACGCGGAGTGCAATTTAAGGCGTACACGAACGAAAGCGCAGTCGAGTCGTATCAAGAGAGCATGCGTTTGAGCATCGGTGCGAAGGTCGATGTCATCGAAGATACTATTGCCGATCTCGCAGTCTCCGTCGCTGAGATGTGTGTGCAGTACATGACCGTGGAGGAAGTCGAAGGATTGATCGGTAAGTCCAAAGCACAAGCATGGAAGGAAATGCCACTTGAGATATTCGCTTCGCAATACACTCTTATGCTCGTTGCTGGTTCGATGGAGAAACCAAACAGTGTATTTAAGAAGCGCGAGGCGATACAAGCCGCCCAAGCAATTGGTCAGTTTGCTCAAGCAGCACCGGGTTCTACATTATGGATCATGCTCGATCTGTTCCAAAAGGCGTTTACTGACATCACAATCAAGCCTGAGCAGTTTGATTTGATGCGCAAAGAGATTGCTGCGACGATGCAGCAAGGTGTGAGTACAGGACAGCAAGTCGGAGGCGTGCCCGGTGCGGAAGGTGGACAACCCGGTGCGGAAGGTGCTGATCCTGCTGCTGCACAAGGTCAGGGTTTGGACATTCAGAAGCTTCTGATGTCCTTACCGGATGATGTGAAGCAGAAGATCATGCAGATGCGTGAGAAAGGCGTGCCTGCAAGGCAGATCATTGAGTTCGCTGTGCAGGCAGTACAGCAACAAAACGGTGCGCCGACAAGTGGGGGTGCCGCACCGCAACAGCCCGCTGCGCAGCCGCAGTCATCTCCAGCAAGTAACGTAGCACAGCAGCAGGACGCAGCACGTCCTGCTGTTTGAGTCAAACAAGGGAGAACAACATGTCTGACAGGATGATGGAAGGTAATAACAAAGCTGCAAGTCTCGGTCTGACCGCAGACGATCTTGGCGTATCCGAATCCGATGGCGATGCTGGACTTGGCCTCGATCTCGATACTGGCGAAGCCGATTCCGATTCCGGTGATGGTCTAGGGCGCTCAACAGGCGATGGACGCTTCACAGCGGAAGACTCCGAAGTCGATATGGGCGAAGGTCAACGTCCTGCCCGGCGGTCCAAGGATCAATTCGGACGCGAACCGAAGCGAAAGGATGCTCAGCAGCAACAGCCGCAGCAACAACGCATCCCAACCTCTGCCGAAGTCCGTCCTGATGCCAAGGGCAATCTGGTGGACGCTCGTGGCAACATCGTCGCCCGCTCTGGCAAGGAGGCTCGTTTCTATCAACAGGCAGCCAATGCCACGCGGCAGTTGCAGTCATTTCAAGCCCAAGCGCAGGCTCAGGTCAGTGATTTGACGAACCGTCTCACACGAGCCGTTGAGATTGGCAAGGAAGTGTACAGTCGTTTCGAGAAGCTCCAAGCCCAAAACACGCAGATGCAACAGCTTGGAGTGAGTCCTCAGGAGCAGCTTGAGGCGATGCAACTTGTGGCAATGTCCAAGACCAACCCCATTCAGGCGTTGAAGACTTTGTTGACAAGAGCCTCTGCAAATGGTATAGATTTATCTGAGTTGGGACTAAACGGCGGTGCCGATATGAAGTCCCTCGCGGACATGCTCCGACAAGAGATCAAGCAGGAGATGCAGCCGCTTCGACAGCGCACCGAAGCGGAACAACGCCAACAACAAGAACAAGCACAGCAACAGAGAGACTTTGGTAACGCGAAGGTCCATGTTGCTCAATTCTTTGCGCAGAACCCGGATGCAAGAACGTATCTTCCGGTGTTGGATGCCGTCCTCCAGCGGCACCCACAGATGACGCTCAATGAGATTTGGGCGAAACTGCAACTGTTCCTCGTACAGCGCCAGCAACGAGATGGTGTCAGTGCCGGGAGTCAGTCAGGAGACCGAACCCGCCCGCGCGGTGCATTCCCGAATGGTAGAGGTCGCTTACCTGCTCAACAGGGCAGTCGAATGGCCGATGTCAATCAGACGTACGAGCAGATCGCTCGCAGCGTGATGTCAGAGGCAGGAATGTAACCCGTTTGAGTCAAACAGGCTCAAACACAGCACAAGAGAACCCACATGGCCGCACTCGATACAGTGGTTCACGCGATGCTGACGCGGAGTCGGGCGAAGCTGATCATGGCTTCCGCGATTTCGGGCACCGTGAGCGCATACCTCCACGCCAAGAAGCGCGTCATCGTTGAAGACGGTGGTCCGCAAATCAGCAATCCACTCATTGTCGGTCTGAACCCCAACGTCACGTCGATGCAGTATTACGACCAACTGCCCGTCGATCAGACGAATGAGTTCACGACCGTCGAATACTTCATGTCCCGTGTTGTGGGATCGTTGATCATCTCAGATCAGGAAGACGATGAGAACCAAGGTCGTGCAGAAATCTTCAAGATCATCACGGGCAAGATCAAAGCCCTTGACGAGTCGATCAGCCGTCAGTTCGCGACGTACCACACAAGCGTTGGTACAGGAACAGATCCAAATGGTCTCGGAAATCTTATTCCTGCTGACCCGACTACAGGATCTGTCGGAGGAATTAGCCTCGCGTCCGAAAGTCAGTGGCGTAGTTCATCCTACAACTTCGCAGGTACACTGACGCCGGAGAACATCGAAGAGGCGTTCGACGACATCATCGAGTTGGACCTGAACAGGAAGTCCGATGGACAAGCTTCCCCAAAGCCAACTGTTATTTTCGCAGGACGAAACATCTACCGGATGCACAAGGCTGCTGCTCGCGACAAGCAACAGATCGCCCTTAACGCAACTGGTACTGGAAAGGCCCTCGTCAACTTGGGCATCGTCGGAACGACGCACAATGGCGTCCCGCTCCTGTTTGACGAGAAGCTCCCTGCCAACGTTTGCTACTTCGTCAACGAAGAATACCTGACTCTGCATGTTCTCAAAGGCGTGAACATGAAGGTCAAGAAGCTCGTCGCTCCGTGGGACATGGACGCAATCGGTCGCCGTGTCGTGTGGGAAGGTCAACTGTGTACGTGGCGGCAGTATCGCACGCATGCGTACCTTACCAATTGAGGTGATACGTGTCTGACATCTCTATGGTACGGAACCGCACAGGTGCGCGTCTTGCCTATGTCGTGGTTCATCTCAAAGGAACGGTCAAGCGGGACCAGACTCGGTACGAAGCCGGGAAGGGTCTTCAAACCGTTTCAGTCGAAGAGGATGCGGGATACATCGTGTACTTCCCGCGTGGGCATGTGGTCAGGTTGAAGGACGAGGCAGCCCTTGCGCACTACAATCTGCGTGAGGGTGAGGCTCCGATCATCAACATGCAGGGGCTGAGTGATCCCAACAGTCCTATCGGTCGCATGCTTTCGGCACAAGATGACACGACACGCAAAGGCGCGTGGCGTTCGATGGAGGATCAGGTCATTAGATTGGCAACGGCCAAGACTGGAACAGTCATCATGCCTGAGCAGATGGGCAAGGGTGGGTTCCGGTTGAACGAATCCGCTGTTTGACTCAAACGCTGAGCACACAACACAGGAGACACGAATGTTCCGTGATCGTAAGAGCTTCGAGCCGGGCATCAATGCATACGTCCCGGCTATGCAATACTCCAACGCCATCAACCACACGCAGCCGCAGCAGTTCAGTCTTGGGACTCCTGCGGCGAATGCCGTTCTCCGGTCTGGCGTTGCGGCAAACGCTGCCATTGGTACGCTCGTCACAATCGATCTCGTCGTCCCTGAGCCGTACGGACGGACGCTCATCTTCACTCCGTCTGCTGATCCGGGCGCGTCGGGTGGTCAGATGGACTGGCGAGGGTTCGACTATCTCGGACAGCCGATCCTCGAACGCATCGCTGGTGTCAACGGTTCGGCAACTGCCATCGTTGGCAAGAAGGCGTTCAAACGGATCAGCAGCGTGCGTACCGTCACCGTATCGACCAACGCAGTTACATGGTCGATCTCTTCAGGTGACTCGCTCGGTCTTCCGTACCGTGGTGATGTGATCTGGGCACGCGAAGGTGGCGTGTTGGTCGCGGTTGCAGCACAGTTCACTCCCGGTGTCACGACCGATCCGGCAACGTCGGCGACAGGCGATCCGCGTGGTTTGTACAATCCCACAGCGGCGTTCGATGGCGTCAAGGAAATCCTCGTTGGCATGCTCGGCGATGCGGCTGTCAACGCCAATGGCAACGGCGGACTGCACGGAATTAGGCACTACTACGCATGAGGACTGGTCTATGTCCGTGACCATCCAACAAATCGTCCAAGATGCACTCGGCATCTTGGGCGAGGTTTCTGGAGTCGGAACGCAACTCTACAGCGAGCCCCGCATGATCAAAGATGCGGGGCGTGCTTTTAATATGCTGTTTAAGAAGCATTGGTGGAGGCAGTACACTGAGTGGTTTCGCTGCACGTTAAATGGTACTGACGGTATCATCACAACGGATGCGTTTGGGCAAGTGTTAGACTTTGATGACTTTGCCAGTGTGTCACGCGAAGGACAGAGTGCGTCATTGCCGACATTACCTGAGGCGATGAACCCAAGTATTGTAAGTGGAACAACTGCACAGTTTTGGACTAGTTTGTCTGTTGTGCATCCACAATACAACGCACGAAAAATTCGCATCCTGCCGTTCGCATCAGTTGGCAACATTGATGTCAAGGCGCGTGTGCATCCGCTTACTGTCGGTCAGGATTGGGCTAATGCGACCATCTTGCACCTTGACAGAGACTTGTTGGCATTCGGTACGGCATTCACAGCACTCTCCGGTGACGACATCAATCCGCAGGCAAAGACCGACGTTCAAGCGATGATGGACAGCAAATACCGAGACATCATGAACTCACTGGCAAATCAGAAGACGGCATTTGCTGAGCGTACGACTGTGCCTAATAATTGGTTCGTCAACCCGTACTGACCACTGTGTGAGTCAAACAATGAACGTCTCGTTGTTCCTGTCAAAACAATCGAAGCCCCAAAAGAGCCGCCTCGAGGAAATCACTCTTCGAGGCTTCGGTGGCGGTTGGAACGTCATTGACGAAGACACCAACATGGAGGCCAAATACCAGCCAGATTTGGTCAATTTGCATCGCACACCATCAGGAGCACAGAAGTTACGCTTCGGATCGAAGCTGTTCTCGAATGTGGTGTCAGTAGTGACTGGCAACATTATTGACATTGTGTATTTCAACAACAGGCTTATTGTTGCGACATCAACCGGACAGATGGCCAGCGTTGACAGCGCGGGAACCCCAACAGCCATATGGAACTCAGCGGTCG